TCTTTACGTAAAAGGTTGCTGTTAACCGCTGCGTCCATTGCGATGTTGATGATTCTGTGGTTGAATGGATTCTTAAGAGTTGCACCACAAGACAAATCTTTGTACATGCGGGTGACACGTTCGATATGACGCAGAATCAAGTGACAGGCTTCGTGTTGAATGATGAACAGTTGGTCTTCAACGCTGCGGGCCTCAAACCATTCGAGGTCATAGACCAGGATAAACCTGCCCGAGTCGTCGATGTTCACACCAACAGAACCAAGCCCCGGCGCGTGAATACGGCGAACACCGTTCATCACTCGGCCGTAAAAATTGTTCCCTCCTCTAGGGGAACACAACCATTGAATTGCATTCGAGATTGCGCTGTCTTGGACATTGACCATGGAGTTTCTCCTTTTGGTGTTTCAGCGTACACTTAGGTGTGACGCTAGCGATGTTGGGTTACAGACCTTCTCGACAAGGGAAATTAAATGACGATTGACCAGACAACTGATGCCGGTTTCGCGACGCTGAGAGTTCTCTCTGACAAGTTTCCCACCATCAGAGAGATGGCAAAAACAGCGGAGCTCGACTCGGCAGAGTTTTCGGTACTCCCGGACTCTGCCTTCGCATGGCCCGAGCGTCGAATGTTTCCTTTACATAACCGAGAGCACGCAGCTTTGTCTCTCGCGTACAGCAAGGTAGCGTCTGTACTTCCGTTGGACGTGAAGCTGAATCTCGAGAAGGCCGCGAGCCTTTATGAGATTGACCTGGGTGGCTTTGAACACGAAGCCGACTTGGAAAAGGACGCCGGGGAAGAGTACTGGCTTCTCGCTGACCAGCGCCGTTTCCGTGTTGCCTCTCCTGGAGACGTGAAGCTGGCAGAGCAGATTGTCAGCCAGCGCTACTTGGAGTTCACACCCGTAGAGCGCGCTGAAATCATGCACAACCTCGTCAAGGTCGCGGAGAGATACGAGGTTCCACTGGCTCCTTCTACCAAGAAATTTGCCGGTGTTACGCTTACGAATACGCGTGTTCTTCAAGACTGGGTTCTTGCCCGCAAGGAAGCCGCTGAGCGCAACCGTTCGCCCATCGCAGGCACCTATGAGAAGATTGCCCAGGAGTTCAACAACGCGCCTGAGTTCATCGCGGACAAACAATACCAGGTAAAGTTGGCCGCTCTGCTCCACGACCTCGACAAGCAGGCGGGCATCACGAAGCATTACGGCCGGAAGATTTTGGACCCTATCCAGACTGTGTGGAACACGGACAAAATCGCCGCCCAGATGATTAACATCGCGGGCAAGACGTTCGACAAGAACATGCTGGCGTCACTCCCGTCTACGTTCTGGTCGGATGCTATCGGGGATGACTTTGCCGCTGAAGTCGCTCCCGGCGGTCACGTTGACCCCACAGCGCTAGAGCAAGTCATCGCTACGCTACCCAATGACCTAAAGGCTTCACTGGCGACTAATCTCGCCGCATATGCTTGCTGATGGCCGACCTCAACGAAGCGCGAGCCGTTCTTAAGGAGGCGTCAAATGCGCCTGCTGCTGCGCTCATTACGGCTGTACGCGCTATCTATAAAGATGCGGTCTTAGAGTGGGAGCCTGAGTCTCTGTGGCTTTCTTTAGAGCGTGATGGCTTTGAGCTCCACAACCCAGAGCGCGACAAGATTCAAGCGGCTATCACGCTGATTAAGAAGCCTTCTTTCTACTGGGACAATTTGACCTTTCAGCGTACGGTGCAGGCTCTAAATGACCAGCCCTTCAACATGGACGTCATCCAAGAAGCCCACACAGCGCACATGGCGTGGGCAGTGTTTGAGGCGTCGGTTATCCGTAATCTGGACCCAGACGAGCAGACAGTTCCAGAGTTTGACGAAGACGTACAGCAGTACGCAGCCGTGTGTATGTTTAGAGAAGGTCTTGTCCTTCCTCCGGAGAACTTAAAGTTTGCCGAAGACAGTCTCGATAAGCTGCAGCCCAAAGAGGCGCATTCTACCGGACTAAAAAAAGAGGTGTCCCGAGCTTGGGGACACCTCAACAAGGGCAAGCTAGAGCACACCGAATTTGCTGAGGACGCAATCGGTGTGCAGCTAGCTCGTCTTGCTTCTGCCTATCTGTACGTTAAGGACCGAGCTGCCCATCTTGCGAATTCTTTAATCCGCCTTGACGTAAAGCTCACTTGAGTTTCGACTCGATGCTCTTGTGTGCGTCTTCCATCCTCTTGTTGAAGCTGATGAAAGCCTTCTGATTCCTCAGGCCCTTCATGAGCTTGCTGAGATAACCCTGAGCCTTGTTTGCTGCTGCGACTGCTGGTATCTGCTGCATAGCTGCGATGCTGGCGTCGTTGGGGATGATTTGCAGGTACTCGATAAAGTTTCCTGCGACGAGGTTTGTGTCTTCCGGCTCGTTGATGAAGATGTACTCGAGCACGTCGTTAGTGAGACTCACGAGCTTCTCCAGGGCGCCGTTCTCCACAATCTTCTCGAGCTTCGGCCGGACCTTGTTGAAGTGCAGCACTACGTCGTCAGCGCTGACGAACGCAGACTTGTCCTGGATGTACCCAGAGAGCTGCTGCGCCATGGTCATGCCGATGGACCCCGCGAACCTGATGCGCGCGAAGTCACTCGTCAGCGGAATCCCTTCTACTTCCATGACGTAGCTGTCGGTGCTCACCTTCTGCCAGGTGGCCGGGCACGGGTACTGCTTGTTGTTGTCCCGCGCTTTTCCGTCTTCGATACAGCTCGGTGAAGCCTCAAGGAACTCCAGCACCGAGGGGTGGCAGGGTTTGCTCTGTGGCCCAATTGCCTTGCATACCATGTCTGTGTAGTGGAACTGGCTGGTGCGGGCGTGGGTGAGGAAGTCCTTAGAGTTGGACACGACGTACATGAACTTGAGACGCCGCCGGATGGCTGCGTTGCTCTCAATGTTTTGCACTACGTACTGGGCGGTGTTGGGGTTCATGGCCGCGATGATGCTGACCTTGTTTCCTAGCTCGTAGTCGTAGATGCGCCGGTCTTCAATGAGGCTAAAGAACATCGAGATGGCGTGGCTCATGCCCTGGTTGATTTCGTCGAAGAAGATGAGCGCGGACTCGTCTTCATTCGGAAACTGCGGCGGCAAGAGGATGTTGAAGAACCTGTCGTTATCCCCCTGCAGTTTGGGCACGCCGCCGCCCAGAATGCTGAAATGCGCGGTACGCACGTCGGACACCTTGCTGAGCTTCATATCACGCGCAACTTGGTGAATGATTTGCGACTTACCAACGCCGGACTGACCCACAAGGCAAATGACGCTGCCGAACTGGTCGTACTTAATGCCGAGCTTTATCTGCTGAATAGCCTCTGAAGGGGATACCCTGGGGATATCGTATTGGTCGGCATAATGCACAATTTCTTTCTTCTCTTTTGACATTTTCTCTTTCCTTCCCTATGTTTACATAATGCGTGGTCATGTTGAAGCAACCCTTAGCGAGGTTGCCGAATCCTGGATTAAACTCAATGGTCGTCAGTTTGATTTAACTAACTGGCCTATGCACCGTGCTTTCTACGATTGTCGTGCTAGAAGAACTTTGTTTAAGACCGGACGTCAGGTTGCTAAGTCCACCACCTTAGCAAACTTCGCAATCACTGAGTGTAGTGTTATACCACATTTTAGTGTTATGTTTGTAAGTCCCACCAAGGAACAAACAGTCCGTTTTTCTAATACGCGCGTAGCCAAAACCATGCGGTATTCCCCGCATATTAGCCGCACGTTTCTTCATGCTGGTCTAGCAGACCGCGTGTTTCATAAGCAATATAAAAACGGTTCTGAAATGTTGTTCACATATGCGCTTGGTGACGCCGACCGATTACGTGGTCCGTCCACTGACAGGAATATGTACGACGAAGTTCAGGACATTCTTTATGACCCGGTTATCATCGTCGGTAACGAATGTTTGGCGCATTCTAAATATGCGTTTGAGACTTACGCCGGAACTCCCAAGACGATGGAGAACACCATCCAGTATCTCTGGGAGAACAGCAGCCAAACAGAATGGGTGATGAAGTGCCGAGGGTGTAACACGTCTCAGTACGTGGACTCCACGCGCTCTATCGGTAAAGAAGGAATCATCTGTCTAAAGTGCGGTAAGTACCTGGACCCTTTTCTGGGCCAGTGGGTAGACCTTAATGACTTCAAGAATTCTTCTATTGAAGCCGAGTTTCACATCAAGGGATTCCATATCAGCTCACCCTTGATGCCCGAGTACAACCCTCACGCCATGGTGCTGCACAACACCGCCCTGGTAGATGATGCGCGTGTCAGGTGGAAACGCATCTTAGCCAAGTATGAAGACTTCCCAGAGTCTAAGTTCAGGAACGAGGTCTTAGGAGTCTCTGACGACGTGGGCTCGCGCATGATTTCTAAAGAAGAAGTCGAGCGCCTATGCGTCGGTAAGCCGCTGCAACAATACCCGGATACAAAGCAGCACCAGGATATCTCCACGATTGTAGCAGGGGTGGACTGGACCGGCGGCGGAACAACAGGTGTGTCCAGAACGGCTCTTTGGATTTGGGGCTACCGCCCTAGGGATAAAAAGCTCGTCTGCCTGTTCTATAAAACCTACCCCGGAATTAACCCCGTAAATAATATTGAGGATATCGCTAACGTATGTATGTCCTATAAAGTAGGGCTCGTGGTCGGTGATGCCGGTGAAGGGCACGCACCGAATGACCTGCTCCGTAAGAAGCTAGGCGTGCACAAAGTTACGCAAGCGCAGTATACGAGCCAAACAAAGCCCGTAGTCTGGAACCAAATTGACCGGTACACTGTGGATAAGACCACGGTAGTAGATAATTTCTTCCTGCTCTTAAAGCGCCAAGATGTCGAGCTGGGACCCTTACAGCAGATGAAGACGGCCATCGACGATATGATGAACGAGTACGAAGACATTACGGCTACGGGCCGTAAAGTCTGGACGCACGCGCCATCACTCCCCGATGACTGTCTCCATGCTGCTGTATTTGGGTGGCTGGCTTTTAAGGTCGTGACGAGTGACTTGCAGTTCTACTATACGAGCGAGGATGAGAAGGCTAAGGCTCAAGCGGTAGGCTAACCGACATCCAACAGACCTAAGTCTTCGTCTAGGTCTTCTCGAATCTCAACCTCAATAAAGTCGTTACTATCTTCTGGGTTAATAGGTGCCAGAAACTGTACGTCCTCGATTGTCTTTAAGTAGTTAGTCACAGACATCAATTCACCGTAAGACTTACCTACTTCCACGTCCCACTGGAAAGGAACAGGGAGCCAGGGGTAACGGTCTGCCACGTAGTCCACGCCGTACTGCTTAATGAAATCTGGCAGTTGGCTCACGTAGTTCTTGGGGCACTCGAAACCAATGGAGTCATGCACTGTAAGCAGAAGTTCACCACGAAGGTCGTTATGTAGCGGTGACTCCATATGGTGCAGCACGTCCATAACGATGTCAGAGCTTGTGCTCTGAATCTTGAAGTTGATGCTCTGGCGCTCGGCCTTGTTACGCATAAAGAAGGGAAGAGAGCGTAGGTTGTTGAA